GTCGCCTGGGTCGTACCAGTGGCCGTAGATGACGAGCGCGGCCTTGCCGTAGTTCGTGTAGTAGAGGTCTACGAAGTCGCCAAGCTCGTCGGCAATCTGCGCCTCGCTGGCGGCCGCGAGGTGGTTGCCCGCCCACCCGCCCGGATAGCCGAAAATGTACTCGGCGGCCACGGACCTGATCTGGTAGCGGTTCACGGGCGCGTCCCACGACAGGAACGAGTCGTGGTTGAATCCTGGGGCCGCCATCCAATCGAACCCGCCCGACCGCATGGACCTGTACCCGAAGTCGTATAGCGCCTCAACGGCTTCAGCGTCGATCACGGGAGATCCGGCGCCGCCGGCAAGCGAGAAGTCAACGATGGCGCTTGTGTCGATGTCGGCGGTAATCAGAGACGGGAACCACGTCCGCGAAAGCTCAGCGTACAGCGCAGACCCGCTCACCGACCCGATGGATGCGTGCGTCTTGGTGTGGTTCATGAAGTAGATGGACGCTGGGTCAAGCGTGTAGAGGCTGTCGAGCCAGTCGCGGGCCGCGAAGTTCGTCGAGCAGGCGGCGGCGTTGAACACATGACCGCTGTCAGTCAGTGCGCGGTAGTACCCGACCTGGACATCATAGGAGTCGTCAAACTGGATCGTGACGGGGACGCGCTGGCCGCTCCACGGTTTGGGGCCGCGCCTGCTGGTCGTGGTGGCCGTGAATGTCGGGTTGCCCTTTCCGGTGGCCACCGACGACGCATTACCGGCGATAAAATCCCAAGCCGTCGTGTTCGAGTTTGACGAGTAGGCATAGATCACGAACAGGAATCCGCGTTCAGACTCGCCGTTGTCCAATGCCTGCTGCACGGCATCCTTCACGTCGAAGCGCAGCGGGGTGCCTTGCGCCGCGCCAGCCCCAGGCCCGAACGTCGTTGCCGATCTCGGCCCGAAGTCGTGGTAGTCCCCACGGTCGGTCAGCACGGGCTCCCACGCCGACGGTGTGGCGCGGACCAACTGGTTCCACGTTGCCTTGAAGCGTGACGAGTCGTTGTTCGCCGTGCCCCACAGGCCGACGGAGTTGCCGTTCAGGATGCGGTAGTCTTTGGAGATCGTGTCAAGGACGCAAGAGAGGTACACGCCAGCCGGAAGCGTCCACGCACCAGAAGACACGTTGACGGTGAGATAGGCGTCCTCGACCTTCTGCCCATCCTTCAGGCCATTGGCCGTCATCCAGACAAAGAACAGCCGCTGCGAGGCGTGCCATGTGAAGTCGTCCTGCGTTGTGTTCCCGTTGGAGCGGGTCCAGTTCTGGTAGTCGGAAACGGCGCCTGCCGATGCCTGCACGGAATCAGGCAGCGCGCGGTTGATCCAGCCCCAGCGGATGTTCTGGCCATTGGCGGCGCGGTTGATCGTCGTGTAGCGGGTCGTGTCGGTGTAGACGTAGCCTGCCGTCTTGGCCGCCGTGTTCGGGTACTTCCAGTGGTGGTTCCAGATGCGGAATGTGTCGGGGACAGCGGAGCCGCCCCCAGTGTACCCCTGCTGCCCCGGCCCAACCGACCTCGCGTACCCGCCCTGATACCCGACCCGCCCGGACCCGCACATGGACAGAAGCGCCAGCCCTACGACCAGCGCCATCCACAGCACCAGCAGCTTCCGCTTCATGTGCTTACTCCCCGGCGAATACGGCGTCGCCGCTCGTCACGATGATGAACTGGACGAACGGCTTGTCGAAGGTGTAGGTCCGCGTCTCTCCGGCGGGGATCGTGTAGCAGGTGTCGGCTGGGCCCACGCCGAGAATCGGCCACTTCCGCTTGTCGGTCCCGGCGCCCTTGCGGTACCAGTACGCCACGAACTTCGTCTCGGTGTCGGCATGGCACTCGATGGCGCGCAGGCCGTCGCTCGACGTGTCGGTGGCCGCGCGCGACAGCGTCATCAGCCACTGGCCGACAGCGGGGCCATCCGCCACCCAGCGCGGGTGGGTCAGGGGCTTCTCGGACACCGACTGGGCGTTGGCACCGGTGGCCATCAGCAGCAGGACCACCAACAGGAAACCGGCCGCCACTGAAAGCGCCCGGTTGAGCATCTTCTCACTCACGGCTTCCGACCTTCCTGGGCCTCCTGGCCCGCTGGTTCAAACTCGCCGCACCAGTCGGTGGGGCGAACTTCGGGCGGCCCGCCGGCCACCGGGGCGTAACGCCGACAGAACCCGGACGGATTCGCGCCGACATGCTTCGGGTCATACCACCGACACATCCAACAGCGGGAAAACTCCTGATCGGAGGGCTCAGGGCTCACAGCGCGGGGGATCTCAAGCGGGGATGACTCCGGCAGCATCACGCAGTCGTCCCACTGGACGAGATCCGTCAGGCCACGCAGGCGGCTCTTGGCGCACCACCTGGCGTGGTCCCACCCCATGGCCATGCCGCAGGTCACACAGGCTGGGACGAGCGTCCGTAGGCCCTCCTTGCCGACCGGCGGGCACTGGCACTTCTCCTGGCCGCACAGGCAGCACCAATCCTTGCGCTTCATCGCTCCACCTGCTCGCCGTTGAACCACAGCTTGCCGTCAGGGGACGAGGTGCGCAGCCGACCGGAGAGGGGGGAGGCGAACAGGTAGGGCTCCTCTTCCAGCTCCATCCACTGGAAGTTCATCCCGGCCAGCCGGTGGGCGTCACCGTGGACCTCGACGGCCCGGAACATCAGGCTGCGGCCGTGGCCATCCAGCACAGCACGACGCGCCTCACGCGCGTCGGCGCCGGGTACCTCGGCCGCCTCCCGAAACAGCTTCTCGGCATAGGCCGGGTCCTGAACGATCACAATCCCGTGATCGCCGGGGGCGGCCTGACTGCAGAACCGGGTGAATAGTTCCTGACCACTCACTTCCGGCGACCTCCGGGTGCGGAAACGGGGGCGCCGGCCCCCACTTTCACCGGCTCAAAGGTCACGTCCACCGTCACCCGAGCCACCACAGGCTCCACCAGCCCCGCGAACACCCCTACCCGGTTCAAAACCACCGGCTCGGGAACGTTCAGAACCTCGCCGCAACGCCGGCACTCCATCCCGCCAGCCTCGCGCACACCCATCAAAAAGCCGCAACGCAGGCAATCCATGGCCAACACCCCCCGTCCGAGTTCGCAAACTCGTAGCAACCCCTACAGAAAATACCCGATTCCGGCAAGGGCTATCATCAGCCACACCTACAGGTGCGTAACACGTTACGTTATTCGTTACGTTACATGTTATGTGACATGTCCGTTACGCGACCCCGTTTTGACCCCAGTGGTGCGCGTTTTGACAGAATGGCAAGTGCTGAAATGACACGATGTTGACTGCCGCAAGGCATAACACGTTATGTAACATGTAACGTTACGAATAACCGGGATAGCAGAATGCAGAATATTAAATCCACTACGCTTCAAATTTCAGCGAAAAATTGGCGGGGGAACATGGTGTACATCTGAAGCAGGGCCGAAGACCTCCCACCACCCCCATGAGAACGTGCCTCTGGTCTGAATTGGCGGCGAACGACAACAGGCACAGCGCGTTAGCGCTGTCTGCCTGTGTCGCGAGCATCCTTTTTGGTTTCAAGCGAGCGAAGCGAGCGTTGGCGAAGCGAAGCGGAGCCACCGGTTGCGTGTGCCCGCAGGGCGCGCGCAAACGGCGCCGTATTGTGGCCTAGATTTTCACAGGAGCCCCGCCGGCTGCCATCTAGGGCAATGCCTGCCTATCTGGCCAGCGCCCCGCACGCGGCCAGCTAGGGGCCTTCTCGCGTCAATCGTCGTCAATGGCGCGATAGGACGGCGGCAGGGCGTCCGCCGCGCTGGCGGTGGCCGACTCGCCAAGGGTCCGCCGCGCGCCAGCCTGCCAATCGTCCATTGTGGCGGCTTCGACAGGCAACAGGATGATGGCCCGCCGGGATAGGCTGACAGGCCCGATCCGGCCTGCCTCAAGGTCGTGGAGCGTCTCAAGGGCCTTCACCAGCGAGGCCAGCGCGGACGCGGGGCTGCCCTTGCCAGCGCCATAGTCGTGCTGCCGCAATAGCTTCCTGACCGCTCGAACGGCCAGCGCAATGTCCGACTGCTGGCGGATGTCGATGCGGTGGCGGTCCGCTGCCGTCACGGCGGAGCGTTCCCCTTCTCCACCCTGATCCGCCCGGACAACCGGCAGGCCAGCGTTAGAATCCGACTCGGGATCAACGGACCGCGACATGATTCCTCCTGTCGTTCATATCCAACGGGCGCGCGCGCGATACGCGCGGGGTAATAGTGTCCACCCAGGCTAACACTACGCGGCCGGGCTGGGTCGCGCGCTGGGCCTGCGGCCTGCTGGGCAAGGGTAGGCAAAAATAACACTTGAGGCCCGCGCCCAGTTGGACGATACTGTCACGGGGGATACTACTGACCGAAACGAAAGGGGTTCGGAATGATGTCTCAAGGTCTTGAGTCCGCCGCGATTGGTGCGGCTGCGCGCGTGGCCGATGCGCTGACGCGGATGGGCCACCAGTGGATGGTTGAGATTGGCTATCGGGAGTTGTGGGCACGGCCGTGGGACGGCGGCGGCTCGGCTCTGCGTGAGTCGGTGCCGGTGATCATGGTCGGGCTGCCGGGCGGGCGCGAGGCCACCAGCAGGCGAATGCGGCGCGCGCTGGCGCTGGCGGCCGCGTCGATCAAGGGGCCGTCCCTGTCGGTCTGCTATTTCAATTCGTCGCGCGAGGCGGTGCGCCATGACTAGGCGGCGCGCGCTGGCGCAATCGGTGGCTCGTGACGTGTTCGCCGGGTCCGCGATTGGGTTCCTCGTGCTGGCGGTGTGCTGTATCGCTAGCGGCTTCGCGCGTGGGTGGTCCGATGCGTCAATGGTGGCGCTGGGCGTGTGTGTCATCTCCTGCGCTGCCGCTGGCGCGCTGGATAACTAGGGGGGGCGCGGCAATGTCTATCGAATTGACTCCTGAGGGACGGCGGGCGGCCTTGTGTTCAATCGTCGGGCAAGTGGTTGATACCGCGTACACGCGGCTTAAGATCAACGTCGACCTGACAGAGGCGGAGGCGCGCCACCAAGATCGGGTCCGCCAATTGATCCGCGCGTCCATCGCGGTGCGTGATCTGGTGTGGGCCAATGACAGTATGCGGATCTCGGACACCTCGCCCGGCTGGATCTCGGTGCAACGGTACGCGGGCGACGATAGCAGGCGCGTCCGCTATCGGCCGTCAAGGTTTCTGTCGGCCGTGGTCGCGCCAACGGCCGCGCCTGGAATTTTCCCGCCGGACATCATTGGTGACTGGTCGCTGGTGTTCTCGTCACTGACCGATGGCGTGGGTTCGGCTGATGTTGAGTTGCTGTCCGGTGATGCAATCGTTGAAGCGTACCGAAACGAGATTGGCGGGCATTCGTGCATGACCGATGAATGCTGCGATCTGGTCACGCTCTACGCTAACATCTCTGACCGTGGCGGCTGCCGCTTGGCTGTCGTTCGCCACGGTGACCAGACGGCGCGCGCGCTGCTGTGGGAAACGGACAAGGGGCTGCTGGTGGACCGTATCTATCCGCCGCGCAATTCCAGCGTACCGTCTGCAATGCTAGAGTCGTGGGCGCTGGCCAATCGCTATTGGATCAAAGAGGGTGACTTCGCCGGGGGCGGCACGTTCTCGCGCGCAACGGCAACGGGAAAGCTCCTTCAAGCGGATACGTTCTCTGTCGCGCTGCGCGATGGTGACCTGCCGGACGATTGCCAATTGCCCTACGTTGACAGCCTGCGATACCTGATCGGACACAAGCGCGCGCTGGGCGGGTACGATGTTAGCGCGGCGCGCCTGTCCACCAGCACGGCGCGCGCGCCCGGCCTAATGTGTGTGACGCTTGACAGCACGGAAGGCGGGCCGCTGCGGCCGTCAAACGAATGCTCCAATTGCGGCGACCGCTGCCGGGGCGATGACGCGGTTATGTATGACGGAGAAGTGTGGTGCGCGGTCTGTCACGCGCGCGCGCACCCTGAGTGCCAGCGCTGCGGGTGTGATGTCGATACGGACGAGGGGCACGACGATGGGGACGGCTGGTATTGTCCAGACTGCGCGCGCGCGGCCGATTATGAAACCTGCGATGAGTGCGGCCGCTGGGTTGACAGTGACGATCTTGTCACGGTCGGGCACCAAAGCGTTTGCCAGACGTGCGTTCCTGCGGCAACAGCGGCCATGACTTGGTGCGATGACTTGCGGCCGATGATGGAATTCCGGCGCGCTCATTTCGGTTACACCAACGGCTGCGATTGCGAGTCGTGCGAGCGTCAAGCGTTCGCGGTGCTGCTGCGCTGCGAGCGTTGCCTCGGCTTGGTCACGGGCGCGGCCGTGGGCGCAATCGACTCGTGGAGTAGTGATGTCGTGTGTTGGGACTGTCGGCTTTACTTGGGCGCGCAACGGAACACGCTCTCCGCGTGGCCACGGAACGAACAACAGGAAGGGGCGGACAATGGACTGCTATAGGATGCCACGGCGCTGGCGGCGGCGGCTGACTCGTGAGGCGGCGCTCTGGTGCGAAACCGATGCGATGGACATTGCACGCGCGTGCGATTGGTATACGGTGCGCGCGGATGGCGGCGTTCTGGCCCACGTTTCGCGCGGCGGCCGCGTGCTACTGGTGGCGCATTTGGATCATCTCGGGTCCGGCGTGGTGCACAAGCTCACGCCTGAGCGTATCGTTTGCAGCGCTCTTGATGACAGGCTCGGGGCAATGCTGGCGTGGCACTGGACCGACATGACCGGCCGCCCGGCGGATGTTCTGTTTACAGACTGCGAGGAAAGCGGCGACAGTACCATCACGGGCCTTGGTATCGGTATGCTGGATCGGTATGATGTTGTCATTGAACTTGATCGCCGGGAGCGGGGCGCGGTGTGTTATGAGTTCGTCGAACTGGAAAAACATCTCGCGCCTTACTTGACGATCCACCGGGGCACGTTCTCGGACATTAGCGCATTGGCCGACACTTCGCCCGTCTCCTGTTTCAATCTCGGGGTGGGCTATAGATACGAGCATTCGGAACGGTGCGAGGCGTTCACCGTCGATATCGTCGCGCAAGTAGAGGCGTGCGAGGCGTTCCTCCGCGCAAACGTGGGGCGGCGTTTCTCCCGGCGCGCGCCGTTCGCCGGGGACGAAACAGCAACCGTGCTACTTGAACGCGCGGCGCGTTGGCGTGAAAACAGGAAAGTGGTCAAGGGGCCGGAGCGCTGGTCAAAAGAATGGTGGCAGGGCGAAGGGCTGGGATGGGAAGACGATCTTGACCAGGCGGCGATTGATGACAAGCGCGCGCTCGAACTGGAATTGATCCACGGCTTTGGCGACGATGAAACGGACGGGGGCGGCGAGTATGGCGGATAAAATCAGGCGCGAGTTGAGCGCGTTCGCGCGCTGGCACGGGATTGACGGTTGGGCCGCGTGGCGCTGGGCCGCCTGCGTGGCCCGGTGCGTGGCGTGGGGGCTGGTGCTGGCTGGTGCGGCGCTGGCGGTGCTGGCGGCGCTCCTGTGGGCGCTCGGGCGCGCCAGCGGCGCGCGTATCGTCGCGCTGGCGCTGCTGCTGGCGCTGGCCTGTCGGGCAATCCATCGGCGAAGGTAGCAGGCGAAAATACCGACGCGCGAGGGGCGGGCTAACTTGGCCCGCCCCTTACGTTTACGGGGCCGGTGTCCGATTGTATACAGTACACGGTGCACGGTACGCGGCTGGTGCCGGCGCGACCCCGGCGGCGGCTGGCGGCACCCATTCCGGCCAGACTCTCGGTGACGTAGACAGTCTCAACAAAAGAAGCCGGGGATGGTCGAGTCCACCCCCGGCTCCAACAGCAGGCCCGCGACCTCTCGGGCCGCCGCAGCCGACAGCATACGCGAACGTAGGCAGTCCGTCAATCAAACCTGCGGGTCGTCGGCGTCGAAGCCGTAGCCAGCATCGGGAGTCGGGGTATCGTCGCGCTGGCGCTGGGTCAGGGACATCACGAGCGAAGCCATGATCTCCTTGGTTTCACGCTCCACCCCCTCGCGAGTTTTCCACTTCTTCGTCTCGTAGACGCCGACCACCATGACAGGCTCGCCGCTTCGGAGCTTCGACGCATGCTCGGCCACGGTTGCCCAGGCGTTGCACTTGTGCCACTCGACGCGCTCCTGCCACTGGTCCGATGAGTCCTTCCACGATCGCTTGGTCGCCACGTCGAAGTTCACGACCTTACGACCGCCGTTCGTCTCGCCGACGCGCGGGTCCCTGCCCACATGTCCGACGATCAGTGTGAAGCTGTAGCTTTTCATCTCACCTCCGCACACGCAAGTCGGCGAGTCCTCGCAGCCCTGATCTCGCCGCGCCGGTAGTTGTCCTGAATCCTGTCCGTGGCCGACGCGATGATCTGCCGCACGCGCTCGCGAGACAGGCCAAGCGGCTTGGCAATCTCTTCAAGCGTCCAGTCGTGGAAGAACCTCATGTCAAACACGAACAGCTCTCGATCGGTCAGCGTCTTCGTCATCATGTCGCGCAGGGCCTCAAACTCTGCCATCTGCAGCACGTCCTCGGGCTCGATGACGACCTTGTCTGAAAGCGTCCTGCTCTCGCCTTCTTCGGGCTCGTCGATCTCAAGCTCAAGCGACGTCGGCTCCATCAGCACATAGGCCAGGTCGCGCATGACGGCCATCGACGCCGTCTTGATCTTGTGCTTCTCAAGGTCGAGGTCTTCGCCTGCGCGGATGACGGCCCGCATCTTCCTCGCTGGCGTTGCCAGGTTGGTGGGGATGCGGATGGTTCGCGCCGTCTCGCAGTTGAGGCTCCTGATCTGCTGGTCGATCCATGACACGGCATACGACAGGAGCCTGTTCTTGCTGTCAAGACGGTACCTGTCGATGCCCTTCTTCAGCCCGAGCAGGCCGACGTTGAACATGTCCTCCAGCTCCACCTCGGCCGTGTAGTAGCGCACGGCGCGGCTCATCACGAAGCGGGCATGGGCCGCGATGAGGTAGTCCTCGGCGTCCCTGTCTCCTGCCCTCGTGCGGGCCACGAGGTCGATCTCGGTGGCGTGGTCGATGTTGCCGATCTTCGCCGACCGCGTCAGCAGCTCCTTGTACAGGACGTTCTCGTTCAACGCCTCCATCGCGTGCCTGAGATTAACCGGCATCGTCTTCGCCTTTCTGTTCGATGGCTACGCCAGCACGCAGCAGCAGGCGCAGGATAACGCCCTGCGTAGACAGGATCTGGAGGGAGGCGGCGCTGTCGCCGTTAAGCTCCTCAACGATCGTCTTGCACAGGAAGTTACACAGGTGGTGCATAGACATCAGCGCCTCGATCATTTCAGGGGAGCAGGCAACAAGCCGCTTGTTGTACCTGGCGCTTCTAATGAGTTCCTCCGGGGGCAAGGAGCACACAGGAAGCCCGCGCGCGCTATACACCATGGTCTCGCCGGTGCCGTTGGACGTTCGCGCGCCCCACGGCCCCGGCTCGTACCTCTGGACGAGAGTGATCTCGTCAGACACTGGGCTTCTCCTCGGCTTCGACGACGGGCTCGGGGGTGGGGTTCATCCCCTGCCTGCGTTCGATGATGGCCTTGACGTAGCGCGCCCCGGCCTCGTTGATGCGCTGGACGAAGATGTCGGTCAGCCTGTCCGCAGCCTCGACCGAGACAGCGATGCAGGCGTCGAGGTTGGTCCGCAGGCCGGACTGCGAAGCCAGGATACCTGCGGCGCACTGCAACCGCACCTGGTCCTGCATCTGCTCGTTCATGAAGTTCGCCTCCTGCAGGGACAGGCGAAGCTCATCGACCATCTGCTCCAGCGCCGCGATGCGCTCCTGCGGGTTCTCAGTCGCGGGCTCGGGGGTCGTGGTCTCGGTGGTTTCCAGTGTCTCGTCAGCCATTGCCGGTCTCCTTGTCCAGTGGTGCCGGGTCGCGGAGGGCGACGCAGCCTGCGGTGAATGTGTCAGCAGCCCGCTTGGTGAGCAGGATGCCAATGCGCGGCGGCGTCCGATCGGACTCCGTGATAAATCCAGCGGCCTGCACCAGCATGCCAGCCTTGATCGACTGGCGCACCTTGCTCCAGTAGTACCGCTCCTTGGCCACAACCACGAGATCGGGCTCGCTATCGACGCCGATCTTGCTGAACGGCTGCGTGATCCTGTTGGGGTTCGGCGCCATGCGGTCGGCGTCGTCTCCGCTACCTCTCATAGGGGTCAAATCCGGCCTCCCTTGCGTGGGCCTCTGCCCAGTCCCTGCTGGCCTCGCGGTCGTCGATCTGGCGCAGCAGCCGCGCCATGTCAGTCACCCTGTCGTAGATGCCACCAAGCAGGAACGCGAAGGCGCTTACGACCAAGGCGATGAGAACTGCTGTCATAGTGCTGCCTCTCTCCATGTGTGGCTTTCACCGAAGAACTTGAATGGCACCGGGCCCACTGGTCCGTGACGATTCTTTGCCACATGAATCGTCGCGTCAGTCCGAATCAGGCCCGTGCTGATGTCTCTCTGCCCGTGGCCCTCGCACAGCTCGGCCAGCAACACGACGGGAGCGAACTCCTCGAACGCGCCGCTGTGCTTGATGCCTGCCAGTGTCGGGCGCACTCCATCTGCCGATCTGTTCATCTGCGAGAAGCACAGCAGCGGACACTGGACCTCCGTGCCCAGCTCCTCAAGGTCGTTGACCAACTGCTCCGTGGCGATCGCGTATCCGTGGCGGTCCTTATCCGTTCTACGGATGCGGTTCACCTGATCGATCACCACAACAGCAGCGGCCCCCTGCTCCTCGCAATACATCTCCACCTCCTTCTTGATGAAGTCCATCGTCAGCTTCTTGCGGTAGAGAATCCGCAGGAAGCCCAGCGAGCTGTGGATGCGCAGGTCAGCGGCAGCCGTCTGCAGGCGCTCAATCTCGGATGCCGTTGACGTGCGGTCGTTGGGGTAGAATGGCGTCCCGCCGGAGTACGCCTCGGTCATCTGCATGAGGACTTCGACCTCGCTGGCCTCAGTGGAGAACATGATGCACGACACGTTGCTGCTGTACAGCGCCATGTTGGCCATGATCGAGGTTGCGAACGAGGTTTTGCCGCAGCCTGGGCGGGCGGCGAACACATACAGCTTGTCCTGCAGGAGGCCGCGCATCTTCTTGTCAAGCATCGAGAACCCGGTGCGGACACCGATGCGCTTGTCCTCTGGTAGGCCGATCTTCTCGACCACCTCATCGAACAGCCCGTGAACGTTCTCCATGCGCCCCCCTAGTACTGCAGGTACGGTGAACTGTCGGCCTTCGTTGCGCCGCCTGTGTCCAGCGCGCGCTCAAGACTGGACGGGAACGTCGTTGTCCTGATGAGCGACTCCGGGCCCCACTTCTGCGGGTCGAACCACGTCTCGCTGTTCAGGCGGTGGCAGACCACGAGCATGATGTCTGCACTGCTATACCCCGCCTTAAACAGCGATGCAACAACTTTCTTCAACGTCGGCGTGGCCGACCGCTTCGTGTTGAACTTGACGTTCACCGCATCGACGACCTGCTGGGCGGCCTCGTTGACGTTTCCGTCGAAGGCTGGCCTACCCGCACGGGTAGGATTTGTTTCTGCTTTCTGCTTTCTGCTATCCCGGTGACTTGTTACGTTACTTGTAACATCACTCGTAACGTTACTTGTAACGGCGTGCTTCTCTCGCCACTGCTTCTGGCGCATCGCCTCGGGCGTGGTCTGGCTGTCCTCAAAGCCCACGATCCTGCCGTTGGGGTCCATCAGCTCGCGCTCGATCAGGAGCGCCCGGACCTCCCTGTAGCGGCTCACTGGCAGGAACGTAGTGGTGGCGAACAGCTCCTCGTCCTCGTCGTACAGCTCCAGCTTCTCCAGAATCAGGTGCATCACATAGGCCAAGCGGTGGTCGTTATCGGGAAGCTGCCTGAACTTCTTTGACCACGGCAGCTTTGTCTTCAGTTTGAGCCAGGTCTCCTTCGGCATCTCTAGTCAGCTCCTGCTTCTTGTGTTCCTCGTCATGACACGTCTCGCAAAGGACCTCTAGCTCGGACGGGTCTGGCAGCAGCCAGGCAAACACGGAGTCGATCATCGCCTCCCAGTTCACGATCTTGTTCTTGTGGTGAACCTCGACGTAGATCTCCCGGCCCTTCGCCCTTGACTGCTTGGCGTGGCACCTCTCGCAGCAGTAACCCTCCCTCTTGAGGGCCGCCGCCCGCTCCCGCGACCGTAGCCAGATCCGCCGCAGGGCGGACCTGACAAACGATCGCGGCGTGGTTAGGCTACGCCTTCCCATCGGACAGCGACTTGTCCGTGCAGATCTCGCACATGCCGCTGCTCTCGTTGAAGCAGTTGTCGCAGACGTACATGCCGCAGCGCAGGCAACTGGACATCTCGGAGCGCATGCCGGACTCGGCACACGACCCGCAGCCAAGCACCTCATCGGGGCTTTTGGCCTTCAGGGACGCCGCAATCTCCATCGCCGTGTCGTCGGTAGCCGACCCAGGCGAGGACAACTGCTGGCTCCCCATCACCTCGGCGTCGATGTCGTCATACACGCCGCCGAGCCCGTAGAACTCGCGGATGCCGGACGTGAACGCCTTGAGGTGGATGCGGTGCTTCGTCTGCTTCTGCCACGGCTCCGGGTACTGCCCGCGCTGCGGGACATACCACTCGTCAAGGAACACGGGGCACTGCTTGAAGTCCCCCCGCGTGTCGTGAATGGTCAGCGCCACCCACTCCCACGCCTTCTTGCCCTTGCCGTCCGGCGTGTTCACGATGGGGCCGAACTCGTAGGACACGCCCTTGTAGGTCGGCTGCTGGCGGGCGTACTGGACCCACCCGTCGTACCCGACCATGATCGCCAGCTTGCCCTTGCCGTCGCGCCATGCGTGGAGCTGCTTGAGCATCGGGTTGAACCCGTACTGCCTCATCACCGACATGACGCAGAACAGCTCGCCTCCAGTGACCGGGGGCTGGTTCGCCGGGACGGCGATGATCTGCGTCCGCAGCACGTTGATGATCGACTGTGCCGGGACGAGGAAGTCACCGGCCAGTTTCTCGGCCAGTGCCGTCACCGCAAGGTTCCCCCCGGCCTCGGCAGAAACCGCGAGGTCTGTGGTTTCGTTGCTCACTACTTGCCTCCGAAGGTCGGGGTGAACGTGCGCGACGGCTGGCCGGTCTTGACCCAGTCCTCGCGCCGGAACGTCTTGGGGGTCAGGCTGGTCGCGTTTCCGGCCACGAGGTCGTTGTACGCCTCGACCAGGTGCTGGCAGTAGGTCAGCAGGCCTCTGCCGTCGATGGTCTCCCTGCCCTTGTGCCACGAGTACGAGATGCGGCCGACGCTGGACAGCACGACCGAGGTCATGTCGCCGCAGGCTACCATCAGCTCGGCCTTCTTGCTGTCGTAGGCCGCCTCGGCCGCCTCGCGGGCGTCGCGCAGCTCCTTCAGGACGCAGAAGCTGGTCCACAGGTCGCCGGACGAGATGGTCACGGTGTCGCCCTTGACCGTAGGCAGTTCGGCGATCAGCTCTCCCGGCTCGCACGGGTCCGGCGGGCAGTCGTTGGCGAGGCACCGGTAGAACGCCTTGAGGATCGGCAGCGCCCCGTCCATGAACTCCTGCCGGTACGGCACGTCGAAGGCCACCAGCGAGTACTCGTCGTAGTCAAGGAACCCGAAGGTGCCCCAGTTGATGGGCCTCCCGAGCGCCTGGCTGGCGACGTACATGCCGCTCTGGCCCTGACAGACGTAGTGCTGGCTCATGCCGTTGGCCCTCATGTCGGCCGCCACGCGGCTCCCTGGGGCCTTGCCCTCCCAGATGCCGGGGCCTTCGAGGGTCTTGTCGCCGTCCTGCAGCGGGCTCCACATGGGAAACATGCCATCGGCGTGGTAGATGAACCACGGATTCGCCGGGTCGGTGTACTGGACCTGCTCGGCGACAACACGACGGTTGTAGTCCTGCTGCAGGCGCTTGACCATCACCGGCTCCATGTCGTGGCCGCGCTCAAAGATGCGCTTCTCGCCGTCGCGCGCGGCGCGGAACGTCTTGCGCCGGTACACCTCGTCTGGGGTCTCAAAGCCCATGCCGAGAATCGACCCGACCTCGCTGCACCCGATGTGCGAGCATGCCTGAATCGAACCGGGCTTGATGTAGCCGGGGTCGCCCGGCTTGCAAATAGCACTCATTTGCTCTTTCCTTTTTCGTTGGCGTCATCGCGGAGCACCTGAACGTTCTTCGGTGCCTTAATTGCGACCTTAACAGAAACGCCCTCGGGGAGTCTACAACCAAATTCAGATTGCAGACAAATAAACGTGATCTCGATGTCGTCCCCGATGAGCAGCTTCGATCCGAGCTTCCGGCTGATTACGAGATTGCCCTTTTCCACGCGCACCGTCCTTGTGTGTGGGCCTCCGTGCCCGTCGTCGCTCCGTCAGCGTCTACATCCGGCCGCCGGGGTGGTTCTGGTTGAACATCCAGAACATGTCGTTGGTGTCGCCCAGCGCGTCCAGGAACCGGCGCAGCCAACCGAGAGTCAGCAGAATATCCACAATCCACCTCCCTAGAATTTGATCGACACAGCCGCCCACATGAGGAGCGCGAGAACGGCGGAGATACTGATCCCGCACGCGATCCAGAACACCAGGCCGATCAGGCACTCCAGCCACGAATCAAGCTCGTCCGGCTTCTCGTCCATCACAGCCACGACGGCTTTCCGCATGCACCCGGAGGCCCAGCGTTCGGCGTGTTCGGGTCCGACACGGGCGACCACACGCCGGCCTGCCCGAGGGCGTCGATGCCGCGCACGCGCACGATATAGACGCTGCCCACCGTCAGCGGGATTGCCTTGGATAGCGTGGTACTGGTGCCAGCCGGAGCCCAGGTGGAGCCGTTGTTGGCGCTCATCTGCCACTCGTAGGTGACGACCGGGTTGCCCGTGGTCGGCGCCGTGGTGGTGTATGTGGTGGTGATCGTTCCCGTCTGTGCGCCCACGACCATCGGCAGCAGCACCGCCGCGATGATGAGCAGTCGGGTCAGTCGCTTCATGGCTTTCTCCTTGCTTCTGGAACGTATTTCCACCCGCAAATCCCGTATTGGCAAAGCGGGTCATTGCAAATCGGCTCGCTGTAGACGTACTGCACGCGGTCCCTGTACTCCTTGGGGATGCACAACTCGACATCCCGACGCCAGACCTCCCGCAAGTCGCCTACCGAGAGATGGTCGCTGCAGGCCCCCCAGCTCCCGTACATCCTGTCTGGACGAAACTGGAACTTACGGAAGTACCAGTACCGTCCTGTTCTCCACAGCTTATAGAACATCACCCCCCGCCTCCGTTGCCGGTCAAGATTTCCCATGCGAGCGCAGCCACTCGCGGTACCTGTCCGTTGCCGATGCACTTAAGTCTGTCCACCCGATGGGCCACCCCATTAGCCACTCGACCCAGTTCGGGTTCAGTGAGCCACCAATCACAGTCCCGTCGCCCCTGTCCAGGTTCGGCAGCGCATCCCCCTGCGCATGAATCCCCCGCTGCGACTGGCCCTTCCAGTCCCGGCTCTTGGGCGTCGGGAACATCGCCACCGCCGTCTGCAGGCTGATCCCCGTCGCGCTGCGGTCCATCTTGGCGAAGTCCGGTCCAGCCGCGCTGGCCTTCGGTGTCGGCCACATCCGCACAGCACCGCCCAGAGTCGTTCCACGCTTCGGGTGCGCCGCTGCTTTCCCCTCGCCCCTGATCTGCGGGTTGTCCTGACCCGTTGGCGTCGGCCAGAGCCCTTGGGGAGGCCCACTGTCCGGTGGCGTCGTAGTCGTATTCGTCGTCTTGGGTTGGGCCGGGGCACTCGCAATCGGCAAAGTGATCTCCGCACGAAGGGCACCACGGCTCGTCGCAGCACTCGCACGGGTCACAGTCGGAGGCGAATCTGACGGGATGTCCATGCGACCAGGCCATGACCCAGATGCGCTTTCTCCTGTGAGGAGCACCCGCGTCGTCGGCTCCCAGCACACACCACCGAGCATTGTACCCCATGGAGGCAAGATCACGGAGGACCAGGGCAAGGCCACGTCTAGCAAGGAGCGGTGAGTTCTCCACGAAGACAAACCGAGGTCGTACTTCATCGACAACTCTCGCCATCTCAGACCAGAGACCGCTGGCCTCGCCGCCGATGCCAGCGCCCTTACCTGCCGCGCTGATGTCGGTACATGGGAAACCGCCAGACACCACATCAACGCGGCCTCGCCATGGACGTCCGTCAAAGGTGCGCACGTCATCCCAGATCGGGAAAGGCGGGAGAACGCCGTCATTCTGTCGGGCGCACAGTACAGCGATGGCGTAGGGGTCCCACTCGACGGCGCAGACGGTGCGCCACCCGAGAATGTGCCCGCCGAGGATGCCCCCACCAGCGCCCGCGAATAGTGCCAGCTCATTCATGCTTGCCTTTCTCCCCGCCGCCGGGGGCCAGGATTGCGTCGAGGTCGGAGGTCTCGATGTCGTGCCACTGGCAGTCGCCGTCGATCAGGTTTCGGCTGGTGTAGGCCTCGGAGCAGGAGCAGACGTAGTCGAGGTTGTCGTCACGCCACTTCCTTACCTTATCCAGCTTCTCCTCCGCCGCCTCGGCGCGGGCGAGGAGGGCGGCTTCGATGGGGCGGGTGTTCCAGTCGTACATGAGCAGGTCGCACGCATCACATCGCGCCGCCTTCGGCCCGTAGTTTGTTTCTGGCCAGACATTCTCGCCGCCACACGCTGGACAAGGCTTCAGTTCATCGGCCATGTCACTTGCCCTTCCATTGGTTCATCTCGTCCCACGCGCACCACGCCAGTACGGCGATGGCCGTCCAGAATAGAACCCAGAAGGCCATCACCCACCCCCGAGGTGGCGGTTGAGCACGCTGCGCGAGTAGTCGTCGTTCGGATGGTCGCGGAACGACCGCCAGCAATCCCTCATCTCCCTCTCGGCTTCGAGAGCGGCGGTGATGGCTACGATAAGGCTCATCACCTCGGGGCCGACTGCATGGCCCGGGAGATTGTCGAAGGCGTTGAACGCTTCCCTGATCCTCTCAACTGGCGTCGGCATCGTCGGCTCCTTTCGTGTACCCGGCAGCAGCGCGGCCAATCTCCACGGCCTTGCGGTAGTCGTTGAGCATGATGTCGAACATCTTGTCCGATGGGGCGGCCGTCTTGGGCGAGTCCTCAAGCAGACTAATTGCGGCCATCAGGTGGACGGTTGTTGTCTTGACGGCTTCCCGCAGCCTGTTGACTTCGTTGTGCAGGTTGCCAGCCCGGAGGACCCAGTTCTCTTTGTTCATGTTGGCGACGGCAAGCAGCTCGTCCCGCTCGGCGGATACGGCGGCGAGTTGAACCCGCAGGCAGTCCACGTTGTAGCCGCAGCGGTCGCCGCCCATCAGGGCATCGCCGCAAAATCTGCACCTTGGCCCGCTCGCCTTCGGGCTAGTCATTGGCGGCTCGCACCTTCTCGATGAGGGTCAACAACTCGTCGCCCCACGACCCTCTGGTCCCGGCCTCGCCAGCAGCATGAACGGCCACATCTGCCAGCTTTGCCAACCGCCGCCAGTCGGCGGTGGGGATTTGAACCATGCAGCGCTCCCCATGCCATGCGTAGTTGTCGCCCTTCGTGTTGCAGTCATGACAGGTAGTGGCCACGCGGCGCTTGATGATGTTTTTGCTGCCGCAGAGCGGGCAGGGCTTTCTGATGTCGTGGTCCATCACACCCTCCTACTCTTGACCGCCGTGATGATTCGCTCGCGCTCAGTAATGCCCTCGATGCCCGTGCTGCTGCTCCCGCTGGTGCACCACATGTTCCATGCCTCGACGGCTTCGGTTTGCGTCAGCGGCTCTGCCTGCCGCTTGAGGCGTGCGATCTCGGCCTGAAACACGGGGCAGACGGTGCAGGTGTGACCCAGCTGGATCGTCCCGGCTTCCTTCTCCCCCGCAGCGGCGAGGGCGGCGTCGGCAAGATTGACGGCATCGGTGGCGATGTCCTGCATTGCCCCCTCGGTGTCGCTGTTGGCCAGCAGCCCCGTCAGCGCAGCGCAAATGTACTGGTCGCGGCGGTCGGTCATCAGTCCACCTCCAGCGGCTTGATACGGCCCTCGTAGCAGTCGCAGGAACGGATGACCACGACCTCTGCCGGAGTCAACTTGATACCGGCAATCGCTAACGACGCCTGATACACGGCGGGGATCGGTCCCTCGCACTCGGCGGTCCCATCGGGGAAGATGCCAAGATTGCGGCAGTCGCAGCAGCGACCCCTCGGGCGAACGTTATCGTCTGACATTGTCCAGCCTCACGATGCTGACGCGATAGAGCCTGTAACCGATGCGGTTGGCCCGGCGCGTCCAGTTGTGGTATGCCGGATCGCCTCCGGCGTAGGCCAGGCGGATGTTCTCAACGCGCTGTCGCGCCTCGTACCACGCATGGCGGCGGTCCTCGTGCGGGAGCGACACAACCTGCCCGAGAGAGTCGCACACGGCGAACAGCTTGGGCCTGAACGGCTTGTCGAACAGCGACGGGAGCAGGAGCGCTCCGCACTTGGCCCTGTTACGAACGACCAAATCCATGACAGCCTCCTAGATGTCGCACCAGAAGCCGACAGACGTGCCCGTCGCCTTGGCGAGCCGCTGCAGCACTTCCACCCTCGGATTTCCGTATCCGCGACCATTCGGGTCCTTGAAGATCTTGCTGACGGTGGACTGGCTCATCCCCATCTCCTTCGACAGGGTGTACCACGTCCAGCCCGACTGCTCAAGGAACACTTCGATCATCCTGCGCCTTTGCGTCGGCGTAACGAATCTCGCTGACTTCATTTCGTACCTCCAATGGGCAACAATAGCCCAGCGGATGTCGTTTCGCAAGGGATAAAAAAGGCCGGGAGCAAAAAACCCCCGGCCGTCATCTATCGGAGAACTTCACTACTTGTGCTTAGTCGGCGATGGCCTCGATGGCGAGCGCGACCTCGCTGCCCTCGGCAATCGTGACGGTGTTGTCCTCCAGCACGAGGTCCACCTTGTCGCACAGGGCGATGACGTCCATCGCCTTCTCGCGCAGCTTCGCGTTGATGGCGCGGGCCTTCGCGGCGTCGCCTTCGCTGACGGCGATCTTCAGCTCGTTGGCAAGGGGCTTGATGAACCCGGCGATGACGCCGAGCTTGAGAACGATCTTGTCCCAGAGTCTGGTGAGGTAGCTCATTTCGGTCCTTTCTTGAAAACTCCACGAACGAACTGGTACAGGTTCTTGCCCTGCGACCAGATGCCGCTCGCCGCCACGCTGATCGTGACGACCTGCTCGCTCGTCAGGTCGGCCTTGAACACCTGCTTGGCGATCCACGGGGCTAGCAGGGCACCCAGGGGGCCGAGCAGCTCGTCCCACTTGCGCTCGCCCGTGATCGGGCTCTTGCCGATCGCGTTGCCAGCGGCCCCGGCGGCCAGTGCGGCGCCGACCGATGTGAGGACTACGGGGTCCATTGTATCACCCTCCTACGGGTAGGTCCAGATGCGTTCAGGCCCCGGCACCATGTCGAGGTGAACCATCCGGCCACTGACGGGGCCGTGCTGCTTGATGCCGACCCCCAAGAACCCCATCTCCAGCGCCGTTGTGACGAGCGCCCGCGCGCTCTGGTAGCTGATCGCGATGTCCACGGCCTTCCCGGTCGTGTGCGGACCATCGTCGCCCGTAGACGAAACTGCGGCGTTGTGGACGGGGCAGCGGTAGCCCGACGACACCGGCAAGGAGAACCCCAGCAGGTCGCGAATGGCTACCATTTTCAACATGAACTCGTGGTCCATGAGGTTCAGGCCACAATGACGACAGGCCAGCTCCTCGACCGTATAGTAGGTCCAGCGCGACGGCGTCATGGCGTAATCATCAGGCCGCTGTAGGGGCCGATCGGCGTCCAGTACTGGAGGCTATCGACCGGGTTCTTCCCTACGGTGAACTGCATGCACATGCCGTTGCCGCTGGCGACACTCATGAGGACGTATCCAGCGTCTGCGCCGTAGTTCGACGCCACGCCCGTCATCCACGAGCCGTCCACGAAGATCTTAAGAGACGCGAGGTCGTGCGCGATGACCGTGATGGGGGCGACGGCCTGGTTCACCGAGGGGAGCACCAGCTTGATGTTCGTGATCCCAGGAGTTGACCCGCGAATGTTGATCGTCCGGTAGGCGAGAACGTCCGCAGCGGTCAGAAGCAGTACGGTGTCGCTAGGGAACGGGCTGGAGTCGTACACGAGGTTGGTGGAGGCGGCCGACTCAAGGTTGTCGATCCTCAGCTCGTGGTCGGACATGGCCTCCACGTCCACGATGGTCTCGTCGAGCAGGTCGGAAACGTCGGTGAGGCCGCCGATGACCTCGTTGACCTTGTCCAGAAGCTGCATGATCTCGGCCAGAACGGCCGTTCCGACAGCGTCCACGTCGTCGTCGAAAGCGGCCACACTGATGGGGCCAGAGAGTGTCGTGATCGGGTCCATTTACTTTCTCCCTTCCATTCCGTCTGCGGCCTTATCGACGCTCTGCTGCAGGCTGTCGATGTCGATGTTGTTGAACTTGTCCATGTACTGCGTGACGATCTGCGACCGTGCGCGGATCAGCTTGTTGATCTGCTTGCGCTTCTCTTCCTTCGACAGCACGCCGGCCGGGGCAGAGTACACCACGCGGAGCTGCTTGGTGAGCTTCGACATGGGCTCATGGATTCGCGACAGCGACTCGTTAAGCACCAGGTCAACTCCGCGCCTGCGGTAGAACTCGGCCCACTCCTGCCTGTTCAGGCCCGAGGTCTTGTTGTTGCGCATCGACGTGACGGCCTCTCGCGTCTTGTCGAACTGCTCATAGAACTCGTCCATCTGTTGCGTGTACTCGACGGGGCCGACTTTGACGAAGGCAGACGCCATCGGCACCCAGTCAGGGATGGTGTCGTAGATCATCTTCGACTCCGGCCGCTTCGCGCGCGCCTCGTCGTCGATCGACAGGATGATGCCAGACGCCATGCGGGCCGCCAGCGTGCCGAGGCCACCGAAGGCCCCCGAGACGAAGTGGTCAACCATCAGCGGAGACAGCTTCCCGTCGGGCGACGTGCGTGCCAGCCACTTGGCGAACTCGCTCGTCCGCGACGTGTACTGGTCCTTCAGCTCCACGTCCTGCAGCCAGCCCTTGACGATCGGAGTGTCCCGGTACACGTCGTAGTTCGACTGGATCTCGGTGATGGCGGTCAGCGCCGGGCCCAGCATGACGCGGTGGTCAAACGGGAGAACGTCGCGCTGGAACTGGTCGGCCCACTCCTTGAACCCCTTCGGGTCGTCGTTGGCGTACCACTCCATCATCCGCTCCGGCATGGACGCGAACACCATGCCGATTTCAAACGGCTTCGGCAGCATGATGACGTTCTTGCCACCGTCGATCGAGATCAGCCAGAAGTGGTTGCGAACCCAGTACGGCTGCTCCTTGTACCAGTCCTCGTCCTTGTTGAGCATCCACAGGGCGAGTGACGGGGCCGTCACCAGCAGCATGCCGCGAGCCCAGGCAGCGCCCTTGCCCTCGTCGATGAACAGCGTCCTGAACATCTTGTCGTTCGACTGCACGGCGGCGTTGAAGAACGGGATCAGCCGGTTCAGTTCGCGCAGGATCAGCCCGGCGCGGTTGAAGTCGGTGGACGCCTCGCGGGCCTCGATTGCGGCCTTGGCCCGCGCCTCGCCGGACGACATCTTCTTGGCCAGCATGTCGTTGCGCGTCTTCTCGTAGACGATCAGGCGCGTGTTGTTCTCGACGAGGTCGCCCAGCTTCTGCAGGGCCGTCAGAGGATTGCCAGCCAGCAGGTAGCGCACCGGGTTCTCAGACAGCCGGTGCTTCCTGAACGCCGCGCTGTTCTCCTCGACCATCTTCATGGTCCCCTTGCGGAGGCCCTCCTGGTCGAGCGTGGTGCGGCTGGAGCGCCCGGCTCCGTCCATCATGAAGTCGCGCCACACGTCGTCGCGCTTGATGGTGTGGTTGAGCGCCTTCAGTACCATCATCGGCATCCTGAGAACGTCCATCGGGCTGTTCACGAGGCTGTGGGCCAGCACCATCGCCGAGGGAAGGTCGCGGATCTGGTTGCGGGCCATGAACTCAGGGTTCAGCACCACGCCGGCGCGCAAGATCTGGGTCTGGAACTGGATGGCCCTGACCAGCGACCGCTCGCCAAGCGTTGACTCGCTCGTGAACGCATCGAAAATCAGCGGGTCGAGCTGCCAGTACTGGATCTGCCCGTCGATCATGACGGCTACGACGTTCTGGTCCATGTAGGTCGAGGCCACGAAGATCTTGGCCACGGTGTCCAGAGGGTTCGACACGCCAGAAGCTGCCAGCGCCTTGCGGTCTGCGGCCGAGACTCCGGCCGCCGTCAGCAGCTCCTCGACCTTCTGGGCCACGGCGCTGGTCTTCGGCTTCACGCGCTTGCCGAAGTACTGCAGGGACGTGCCGCCGCCGGACGCCCGCTTAATGAACTCCACCGCCATGCGCTTGGCGTTGTTGTTGGCAATGAAGAACTCGATCTTGTAGGCGTTCTTGATGAGGCCGTCCATCGGGTCAAGGCGCACGAAGTCGGCGTTGAACTCGTCCATCGAGCTGGTGATGCGTCCGGCGCGCGCCTTCGCCAGCACGGGGACGTAGGTGCCGTCCTCCTGCGGGATGACGTACATAGGCGCGTACACGTCGTAGCGCGTGATGAGGTCCTTGTACTGCTCCTTGGAGATGGCGCCGCTTTCGAGCACGCGCTGCATCATGGCGTTCGACCAGTCGGTGATGGCCTTGACGGCGTCCACCCAGTCCTGGTTCTTCGCCAGGTAGTCATTGTACGCCTGAACGTACTGGTCGTACTTGGCCTTGTTGTCGGCCCACTCCTGCGATGTCGGGTCCTGCCCGAAGAAGCTGTTGCCGATCTTGGCGTACATCGACTGCAGCCGGGCCGCGATCAGGAACTGCCCGAACTCCCCGCTCTCGATGGCGAGCCCAAGGTCGAACCTGCGGATCACGCTGGCAAGGCTCTCGTTAATCACACGCTCGTTGTCGAACGACATGACGGCAGTGTTCAGCGCGATCTGGGCCTTGTCAGACCACGCGACGAACCGCTGCAGCACAACGTCCGGGCGCATGGAGTACGGGTAGTACTTCGACCACTGCTTCACGGCGTGGTAAACGAACGTGTTCCTGTCCACCAGCATCTTGTACATCCAGCGCCGCGCGTAGGTCATGTCGCTCGTGACGCGGATTCTACGGCTGGAGCTGTTGCTGCCGGGGAACGGCGGCCTGCGCTTGTTGCGCGCGATCTCCTGAGTGGCGTCGCGGTTCTCCTCGATCAGGTCGTCCATCGTCTGCGAGATGCCCTGAGTCGGGACAGTCTTCGCATCTGCCGATGGTGCCTTCCTGCTTACGCGCGGCTTCTTCTCCGGCTTGGACCCCGGCACGATGACGCTATCGCCTGCACTCATCGCCTCTTGCCCGAGCGCCTTCTCGGCGTTAGCGATGTGGCCAGCCATCTGGAACTCCACGTCGCGCCCGCTGGTTTCGCCAGCCAGGCGGTCGGCTTCAAGCCGCGCGAACCGAGCCATCAGCTTCATGAGGATGTCGATGTCGTGCGTGAACTTCACGCCCGGCATGATCTCGGACAGGAAGTTCTTGACGGAGCGCAGCACTCCGCGAACCACGCCGAGGAACGTTCCCTGGTCCCTCTTTGAGAGCCCGGAGAACTCGGTCCAGAACGCCTCCTGCGTCGCCAGCGAGCCGAAGAAGTCCGCGAAGAACTCGCGGTCGGCGGCTTCCTGACTGAGCTGAGACTTACGGCCGGCGTATGACTTTTTCGCGCCGCCCCCAGCGGGGAAGCGGGCGTTGTACCACGCCGTGTATCCCTCCTGCCCGACATATGCCTTCATCACACGCAGGGCGGCCTTCCAGAGGACCGGGTATTCGTTCTGCAGGACGTGGGCACACTCGTGCATGGCCGTCGTGATTACGGCATCTCCGGCCTGATCTTCGTTGACGAGCACGGTCTTCGTGTTGTGGAGCGAGAGGCCGAGAATTGCGAACGAGCCCTTCGCCCTCGGGAGCCTGTAGACATACGTCCTCGCCCCCGTGATGGCGGCCACAAGAGCGCGGACGACGCGGACCTCCTGGTTCAGCGTTGCCGGGAACACCGGGGTTCCCTGCCCAGACCGCCTGAAGTGCGTTTCGGCGTCCGACCGCTCCTGGCCCGTGATGTCCTGCGACTCTCCGTTGATGCCCAGCGCGGCCTCTACGCTCTCAAGCGTCTGCGACGACAGGATCGTCTCGGCCAGCTTCGCGTTCTTTGCTGATACGACATTGCGCGTGCCGATAGGAGTTGTGCCGACGCTCTGGCGAACGTCGGCCGGTAGCGGCTTGCCCTCAAGGTACACCCCGGCAACGCGCATCATGAAGTCCGTCAGGGCCAGATTATATTCCGTTCCGTCAGCGAACCGCGAGGCGAGTTCCTTGATCTCCTTGGGCATCATTCCCTTGTAGGGGGCCGCAGGCCCGATGAACTTCATCAGCCCGGCAACAGCCCGAGTGTGGAACTCGATGAACGCATCGCTCGCCTTGCCATTCAGCACGTCCCTGATGACCACGCGGTTCCTCATCATCAGGTCGCTGACGTATGTGTCCATGGCGCCGCTTCTGATGAGGAACAGGATGAACTCCTCCTCCTTCATCGACCAGCTTGTCTTCGGAAGCTGCGCAAGCTCAGAGGCTGTCGCGTTGCTCCTGGCGTCACGCATCTTAGCTAGCAGCGTGAATGCACCGGCGATGTGATACTGGAAGTGAGCCAGCTTCACAGCGTAATTCTGGCCCTTGGCCGTCTTCATGTACCTGAACGCCGACTTGATCCCGGCCACATAAGAAGCAAGCGCGGCCTCGCCCTCGGCGTGGAGCTTGACGAGATCGACCTTCTCGGTCGCTTCGGGAGCTGGGGCCGGTGCTGCGTCCGGCGCTGTGGCGGCCACTTCAGGCGCAGCCTCCACGGCTTCTTCTGAGCCGATCCTGATGGCGTTATCGGCGATGATCGTGACGTAGACGCTGTCGCCGTTATTTTTCACGATCTCGATGCTGGACGACGCCGGGTCGTACTCGTCGCCGAACACGGCGCGCGCCTCGTCATGCAGGAACAGGGCCTCGCGGGCGATCCCCTCAGGCGTCTCGCTGGTGACGTTCTGATCGATGGCGCCGATGGCGTTGTTCTCGTTGTCGAGAATCGTGACGCGGGCATTCCCTGAGCCGGGGTCGTGGCCAAGACGACGGTCAGCGCGGGCCCGATCATCCTTCAGCTCGGCCGCAGGGCGCTGCCTATCGGGCTCGTACCACTCCTCCTGCGACAGGTCGATCACGACCTCGGTGGCGCCGTTCTTCTCGTACACGCCGGGAGCCCGGTCGTCCATGCGGCCGGCGGCCGGAGCCGGGGCGGCGGCTGGCGCGGCCGGGGGCGCGATCGCCTCCTGCATCTCCTGCGTGGCGTCGGCCGGGGCCACGTCGCCGCGCTGGCGCAGCAGGTCGTCCAGCTTCTGCTGGGCCTCGGCGTACTTGCGCCGCGTGGCCTGACGGACATTACGCGAATTCTGTACGATGTTGCGGTAGTACTTCACCACCGCCTGCTGGTCCTCAATCTGCTGGTCGAGGGAGCGCGCCTCCTTCTTCGCCGGGCGGCCGCGCTTGCGCTTCGGGGCTTCGGCCTGTACGATTTCGTCCTTCATACCCTGCGGGGCATCGCTCGGGAACAGTTCATCCTGGGGGGCCGGGGCCGTCTCGCCAGTCAAGTCCGGGGTGCCCTCGGGCTCCGCAACGGGCTGCTGGTTTGACGGCCCCGGCGACGGCGCGGCGGGCACCGCGCTGGCGGGACCTTGGCTCCGGCTCTCCCTGCTGGTGCGCACGATGTTGCGGATGCGCTCGCGCAGGGCCTCTGCCGCGCGCTCCCCGGCCTTCCTGCTCGTGATCTCGTTGATCCGGCCAACCTCGGCCGCGATCTCGGTGATCTGCTCCTGAGTCAGGTCGGTAGGCACGAACAACTGCCCGTCCACCTCGTAGTCCATGGAGTCGGCGACCATCTCGAACGCCGACACGTCGTCATCGCTCACCCCGCGCAGATGCTCTTCGTACACCCCGCGCTGGGCCTCCTCGCGGAGCTGCTCCTCGTTTGTCGCCGGGACAGCCTCCTCGGGTGCGGCCGGTTCCTCCGGTGCAGCCGGAGCCGGTTCCTGCACCGGCGCCTCGGCCACCGGAAGCTCAGGAACCGGCAACTCGTTCTGGCCCTCTTGGTTAGCCGTTTGTTCCCCGTGGAACAATTTGCTCTTGATGAACTCGGCCGCGCGCTTCGGGTTCTCCCTCATCAGTTTGATCGCCTTGACCTTGTCCTTCGGCCCCAGCGCCGAGAACAGGTCGGACCCGGACACCTGGACGCCCAGCTCCTCGGACACCGAGCGCGCGATTTCCTCCAAGGCGGTTTCCGTCTTGGGCCCGATCACGGTGTCGCGCATGGACTTGCGGGCCTTAATGAAAACCCGTGCGAGTTCTCCCTCATACGACTGCGCGCCGGCCGCCGGGTCCATCCCGGCCGCCTGCTGCCGCGCGCCGTGGATGGCCGCAGCCACGTCGGACGCCCGGTCGGCGAACGTCGCGGCGACCTCGTCGGGGGAGATGTCGAGTCCGGTTTCGTCGGACAGGCGCTGGGCGATCCGCCCGAACCAGTTGCCCGCGTCCTGCATGACCGCAGCGCGGCCCAGGATCGCCGAGGCGGCGTTCAGATGACGGGTGGCCTCCGTGTGCTTGCCCGCCCGCTCGGCCTCAAGGGCGGCCTGCAGGGAGCCCCTGAGGCGCGTCCTCGACGGCTCGTCCAACAGGGTCGCCTCGTTGACCTGAACGCCCAGCGTCTCGGACAGCCCGGCCTGAAACTCGGCGACGGCCTGCTCGACCTGCTCGGGCTGGATCGGCCCGGCGTCGAACAGGCTGGCCTGCTGCACCGGCTCGACGGGGCCGGCGGCTCCTGTGGGCTCCTGTGCGCCCTCGTCCTCGTCGGTGAAGTCGTCGTAGCCCTGTGCCGTGGGTCGGTCGTTCGGCTTGCCCACGGGGGCACCAGGGGGCATTGCCGGGGCCGTGGCGGCCGGGGCGGCGCCGGGCGTGGCTGGAGCCGGGCCCCCCGCGCTCGGGGTGGCGGCCGGGGCCGCCGGGGCGGGGGCCTTCTCGGAGTCGGGGCCGAACTTGTCGCCGGCCGGGAGCGCGCCGCCCATCAGGCCAAGCAGCGCACCAACGGCGGTCTCCGTCCGGTACTTGTCGGTGTTGAAGAAGTCCGACCACTGGCCCTTGCCGGAGGCCACGTCCTGCACCACGCTCTGGTAGCGCTCCTGCAGGCCCTCGCTCGTGCCGCCGATCAGCGTGCGCGCGACGAACCCGGCCGGGGTGAAGTAGGTCGCGGCGTTGGTGCCCAGCAGCACCGGCAGGTTCTTCCAGAACACGCCCTCGCTGGCCTTCAGGGCGTCCTCGGCGGTCATGCCCTGACCCATCAGCTCCTGCTGGCGCTGCGCCTGCTCGACGCCGGACTCCAGAATCGACATGGCCGCGTCGCCAGCCAGCACCTTGAACACCCGGCCAGCCTTCGTCAGCTCGCTCGCGCCGTTGACGACCTTCGACAGCTTGGCCAGACGGCCAACCCCAAGAGCGACCTTTCCGGCCGCCCCGACCGCCCCGAAGCCGGGGACGATGAACGACAGCATGCTGCCGAATCCCTGCCAGAAGTGGTCGTAGAAGGTGGGGTTTTCTGCGGCCAGGTTGTCTTCCAGCACGGCCTGAAGCTGCAGCCCGGCCTCGGCCACGTCCTGCCCGCTGTCGAAGTTGAACTTCTGCATCACGCCACCGAGCAGCGTGAGCGTAGACGGGGCCATGGACGACACGCCCAGGGCGATGCCCTTGACGCCGCGCAGGAGGCGGCCGTCCCGGTCGTCGCCGTCACCGGCGTCCTCGTCTGGGAACATCGCCAGCCGGGCGTCCGGCATGCCGACCGCCATGTGGGCGACAGGCGACATCTCGCGCACCCAGTCGGGGGCCGCATTGATGTCTACAGTTGCCCCCACTGCGAGCTGAGGCGTTTCCTTATCGGCCGCTACAGGAAGCAGCGGCACAGGCGTGCTGCTCTTGGGGGCCAGCATCTCTTCCGAGAACACCCACGCGGGGGTGGGGTTGAGATTGCTTGGCATTAGCGGTCCTTTCGGTCAGTCGGGATGCTCCACAGCGCCCGCTTGCCAACCTCCAGAACGCCGCGCCCGAGCTTATCGGAGGTAGCGGAGATCGTCTGCGTTAGCCTGTCGCGGGCATCGGCCTCGGGGTCAACCGTCGAGCCGGACAGCTTCTCGGCGACACCAGGCTTCGGGGCGGCAGAGGACGTGTCCACCTTCGCCGGGGCCGACTGGCCGGTGGCGGCCGGGGCCGGGGCGAAGCCGGGGCCACGAACGGTGCCCGGCAAAGCATACGGATTTCCCTGCGTGCGCTCCACAGGTTTCGCGTTCTCCTGCGGCCACAGGTGGAGGTACTCGCCGGTGCCGATGTTGCGCAGGCCGCCCTGCTTCTCCTTGTCGCTGTAGATGGGTTCCCAGCCAGACAGGGCCAGCTCCGGGTTGTTCATGTACTGGACCTGCGCCACCTCAAAGAACTCGATCGGGGCCTTGGCGAGGTTCTGCGCGAACACAGGCGCCTTGCCGGCCGAGAGCTGGCCGCTCACGTCCTTCGCGCCCCACGTCCCGTCGCTGTTCAGGAACATCTTGTAGAGCCAGCTCTTGGCCATGGCCGGGTTCCACCCGGCGTTGACGAGGCGCTGGCCCCACTCGCCCACCTGGTTGGCGATCGCCTCGCTGCCCTCGATCATGCGGACCACTTCGCCGGGGGCAGAGTCCGTGAACTGCGCGCGCACCCAGTTGGCCATGTCCTGCGAGTTGGCCATCCGGTCGTCCTCAAGGGCCTTCTGGTCGAGCGACCCCTGCCTGATCCGGTCGTAGACGCCCGTGATGTTGTCCAGCACGTTCTGGATGATCGGCATGGTCTCGGGCATGTTGAGCCCCAGCTCGGCCGCCACGCGCGCCTGAAAGCGCATGACGGCGATCTGCGACCTGTTCGGGTCGTACATGCCGGTCGATGGGTTGAAGGCCACCTGGTCGAGAGTCTCCAGCAGCATCGCCTGAAGCTGCGGGGCGGCCTGAATCATCGTCAGCTTCTGCGAGCGCTCCTGCCCGTACAGGATCTGCTCCGGGTTGCGATACCCGGCCATCGGGTTGGCGGGCTGCTCCCACTCGCCTGGGCCCTGCTTCGTCTGGCCCATAGCCTTGCCGGTGCGCGTCGGCCCGACCGCCCTCGGGTCTTCCGTGGCCGTCAGGTTCAGCGCCTTGGTGAAGTAGTCCATCGCGGGCTCGCGGCCCTGACGATGTGGCCCCCACGTCCTGTCGAAGTCCATCGACATGCGCAGGGCCTCGTCCGCGTCGGCGGCCGGGTCCCACTCCTTGCGCGACGTGAACGCCTCGATCTTCGCCCACTCGGTCGCCATCGCTTCATTCATCAGGCGGCTCGAATTGAGCGCCTTGTCGTTCATGTCGGCGACGGTCTTCTTCTTGTACAGCTCGTACTTCTCGGCCTCGCGCTGGTCCTTGTCGGCTTGGCGCGACAGCCTGCGTCCGTTGGCAAAGCCAGCGTTCAACGCACCGATGATGTCTTCGTCAGCCATGTCGCGCCTCCTTAGACTTTCTTTGGGCCGCCCATGCCCAGGAAGCCAACCTTGTTGAAGTACGAGTTCTTGTCGGTCACGGCGGACCCGATGCCAGCCGCCGCAGACGAGAAGAAGTTGTTAGGCGTCGTCGATGTCGCCGTCCCAGACTGGCCGCCAGTCTGCACGATCGTCGATCCCTGCAGGCGCTGGTTCCACGCCTGACCAAGTTCCTGGATCGACGTGAGGATGTTGTTGCGCCTGTTCTGCTCTTCCTGCAGGTAGACATCCTCGGCTTTCAGAGATGCGCTCGACGATACGTCAGCCAGCGCGCTGCCCTTGCGGGCCTCGATCTTCAGCTGTTCGCTTCTCGTGGCGGTGTTGTCTGCGGCCCCGCGCCGAGCCGCCGACGAGTACAGCTGCGCCTGAGATGTGGCGGCAGACTCATTCAGCGCCTTGGCGGCGGGGTCGAAGAGCGACGAGTAGATGCGGTCGCGCTGGGCGCTCGCATCGGCGGCAGTCATCGGCTGGTTGGCCGCAATGGAGCCCATGGCGTTGTTCACCATCGCCTGTTCCCCGGCCTCCCACGGGCGCAGCTTCGTCGTCGAGGTCGAAGTCGAGGACGTAGAGCTGCTCTGCCTCTTCTCTTTGTCGCCTCCGCCAAAGGCTCCGCCGAGAACACCAACAGCGGCGCCAAGCGGGCCACCCTGCGCGAGGCCGGTAATTCCGCCAACTACTGCGCGACCAAGCCCTCCGAGGAAGCTCATTCCGCACCGCCCTTCTCTGGGTACATCCCGAGGATCACAAGGTCATCCGGTTCCATGTCCCGAAGTTTGATGGCGTACTTCTTGACGCCTTCCTCTACGAACCCGCACGCCTTCATGGCCTTCACCGTGCGCCGACGAGAAGCCGGGATTTCGCAGTCAAGCCTGCGCAGGCCGCGCTTCTCGATCAGGCGCACGAGCAACGGTCGCAGCGCCTCCCTGAAGCGAGCCAGGTACGGGTCCTCGTTGCGGCTCCCGTCCCGATTCAGCGGTGCGAAGAACTTCGGCACCGGAACCATGTCAACCCACCCGCTCTCTCCGTCGATCACGCCAGATACGATCACGTCGGCGATGATGTCCTTCGACTCCTCGTCGATGATCTCGATCACGGCGCATGTGCCGCTGAGATGACGGTAGTTCTCGACTGCGAGAGCAAGGTTCTCCGGCAGCAGCTTGTGCCGCTTCGCCAGCTTGAACAGGAACTCTGGCGTGACGTTTTCAGTCGCCACAGGAACGGCTACCCACTTCATGCGCGCGGTCCCCTCATTCTGACCTCGGGCCTGTAGCCCATGATTTCAAACGACGTTTTGCTGCTTGCGTAGAACTTGAACCGGATCATGTTGAACAGGCCGCCAGCCTCAAACCTGCGGTGCGCGCGCGAGCGAACGCCCCACTTGGCCTGTCCCCACTTGAACTGCCGCCACACCGTGCCAGAGCTTCCGAACGAGCTGGTGATGCGCTGCACGATCTCCCATGTGGACTTGAGGTCGAACTGGAACGCCAGCGTGGCCGCAGTGCCGCCGTTGCCGAACCATGCGTCGATCCACAGCATCCGCGACGAGTCCTGCACCGGCCCGAAGTTGTGCCAGTTCGTGATGTACTCGGCGCTGACGTTCTGGTCGATGTCTGCGTAGCCAGCCTGCGCGCGGACGACGCCGAGCCCATACGGAGCGCCGAGAATCTTCTCGTTCTCGTTTTCCGTGGGCTCAACGACAAGGATGTCGTTCATCTTGCAGAAGTTCCCGCTGTACCTCGACCACGACTGGTTGGCGTAGAAGTGGACGAACGCCTGGTCGTTGTGGGCCGTGGCTCCAACTGGCGCGAACCAGACGGTCTTCATGGACGTCACGTCGTGGTAGCACCGGATGCGGTCGTGCTCTCCCGGTGCGATCTCGTTGACGAGATTGGAAATCGGCCACGAAAGGTTGGACTGCTGCAGGTCGCCGTACTCCTGCACGGCCGACAGCGCACGCAGCCCCTTGGGCGACCAGAAGTACAGCTCGTTTCCGGCCTTGACCCACGCGCGGTCATTGACGCAACCCACGGGGATCTCGGCCCGCAGCGTCCAGTCGTCGGTGCCAGGGTCGCCAGTGTACAGCAACGTCACGCGCGACTTGAAGATCACCGTGTACGAGAACATGTCCACGATCGACACGATGCGATCTCCGTCGCCGCGCCGGGCATAAATCGCTCCGCCGTCGATGTATGGCTGGTCGGCCGCGCCAGGATCATCGACGTTGAAGTTCAGGAAGTTGTGCGGCTCATCGACGCACGAGTAGTACGCCTTGTTCTTGTCGTCGGCAAACCCCCATGCCCACATGCGGGCGCCGCGACCCAGGCCGACCACGCGCATGAACTGCGGCCAGTGGCCCTCGACCCATGTGTCCGGGTAGCCCGGCGTACCGCTTCCGGCTGACCCGTCACCATACGCCCCGGCTGGCATCTCCAGAATGTCGTCGGCGGCGTCGGCGGCTCCGACAACAATGACGGGGGCGCCATCCGACCTTGGGATGTACAGGGCGGACGGGTACTCGGTCGGCGTCGCGTCGTCGCGGAATCTCGACTGAGCCCATCCGTAGACCTTCTGGTCTGGGAACTCCAGAGCGGGGGTGGTGTCAACGGCCTCCCATCCCCACGTCCCTGGGTCCGGCGTCCTGTACAGCTTTCCATCAGACGAGATGGCGTAAATCCACCCCGTCCCGTCCTCCGGCTGGTTCAGGCGCATGAGGGCCACGAAGCTGGTCACGCCCACGGGCATCGTCAGCGACACCATGCCGTACCGCTTGAGGACCGAGCCAGACACATGCAGGTCCACGTTGACCATGCTCGGGCTCTGGCCGGGCCCGAGGGCGACCTCGGACACCATCGTGTTGAGCCCGCCGAACTGGTTGATCGGTGCCTGCTCCGGCCTGAGATCGTAGGTCATGCCAACCGCCTACTCGTTGTAGTCAATGCCGCCGGTGTTGTGGTACACGTTCGCGTCCTGCTGCTCGCGCTTCGACGCCGCGCGCTTGTGGAGCAGCCGCCACGCCTCGTCCCTGTCGGTTGACCAGTCAGGGTACTCCAGCGCCTTCTTGTAGTAGGCCATCGCGAGCAGATGGTGGGCCGTCCACAGCTCGCGAGGCAGGCCGATGTCGTCCTGCTCCGACTGCAGGGCCGTGGCGTGCGACCACATCGTCGTGATGGCGCTCGGGTAGCTCTCGATGAACTCGGCGTCCGGCGCTGGCATGACGCCGATGTACCCACCCCACGCCGTATAGCACTCGGGCGGGCCGTATGCGTGCTCTTGGGCGAGAAACTCAAGAACGGTTGTCATGTCGCCGACACCGGCCCCAGGAGGGAACGAGCGGAGGTCTGGGAACCTGCCGATGAAGTCGTCGTAGTTGACGAACGGGATCTTCTTGTTCGGGTCGTTCAGCGACAGGAACTGACCGGCCTTGTGCTGGCCAACCGGCGCTTCGTACCACACCTGCTTTTCGACAAACGTGATCTTGTAGAACGCGCGCCTGAACTCCCACAGGGTCTCGTAAAAGATGTCGTCCCTTGCGTCCTCGACGGCGCGCATGGCCGTCTTGACCCTGTTCGTCGGGGCCAGCAGCGTAGCGATGTCGGACTCGCCGTTGATCGTCACGATCCTGCGCACGGCCTCAAGAAACGAGCGCGGCCCAGATCCAGATTCGACGATAATCATTTGGACCAGCCTTCCCTAGTGGAGTTCGCCGACGCTCTGAACGCCAAGCCTGTCTACCTTGACGGCCATATCTGCCCCGAGAAGGTAGATGTCTCCCGCGTGGTCCCCGTTGGCCACGCGGTCAATGCGGACAGAAACAATGGTATGGTCAGTCAGGTCCAGTGACGGGATCGAGTCAAGAACGGCGTACAGCACGCACCCCGGCTTGATCCTTGCGAAGTGCTTCAGCGGCGAAGACAGCGTGGCACGAAGCGCCGCATTGTTGGTCAGCTTTGAAATGGCGCTGACCGTGTCCTGCGCCACTTCCCTTGTGTTACAGATGACGTAATTCGTCCTGAACGACACGACATCTCCGTCGAAGATCGTGTCCTCGTTAACGAACCTGAACACGGGAATGGCAGGGCTGTCTCTCATGTATGACGACGGGAAAGCGACAGAGCAGTACAGATACTCACCTCCGCCCTCGCCGAACTCCCACACCTTGTGAACGCCCTTCCACGTCGCTTCCGTCGGTGCGGCCGAAGCGCCCTTGCCAGACAGTCCAGACACCATTGGCAAGCGAGTCCATGCGCCACTTTCAAGAGCTTCGCTTCCGGTCCAGTCAGCCCGCGCGATGCGAACGTCGTGCATGGTGTACGTCGTGATGTTGGGCCCGCTGATTACGAGGTCGTACAGCCCAGGATTGGCGTAGAAAAAGAACCTGCCGTAGCCGTCCGTGTGCGTCGGATTCTGCTTCTGGGTCTCCGTGTACATGTCGGAGTAGATGGTCGCCTTGGTCGTAGTCCCGGCGAAGTACACACCGACAGAAGCACCACCGACAACGTCACCACGAAGCGTCGTCACGGCGTTCTGGTAGATGTACGCAGTGCTGGCCATGGCGGAGGTGGCCATCAACGCGACGAGAAGCAACGGCAGGAACTTTCTCATGTTGCCCTCCTAGGCGCTCTTCATGTGCAGCCAGTGGAACCGGCGCCGGTCCCGAGTGACGTGGACCGTCTTGACGCCAAGGTCGATGTCACCCGGCTTGGCGTTGTGCTCGTGGTGCGTCTCGATCGCGGACTTCAGTGCCTCCATCACGGACGGCGGCACGTCCACCCAGCGCTCAAGCGGCACTGTGTACTTGGGCAGGCACGCCAGAGGTTGCGGGTCCTGCTGGTGATCGACGATCCGCTCCAGAAAGAGCTGCGTCCACGTCGGCTGGTACAGCCCGTTGTTATCGACGCACTTGTGCTCGTCGGTGCCGCCCTCGGGGTTCACGAACCCAGGAGGCAACGGCTGTCCGGGCGTGAAGTTGAACAGCTCGGCGTTGGACGGGTCGTCCGCCTTCTGCACCTCGGCGGCCTTCAGCGCCTCACGAAGCTCGCGCTCGCGCGTCGCCACCACATCTTCTTCCTTGATCGCAAAGTCTCTGGCCATGTCGTCCTCCCGTGTTTTGCGCCTCGTCAGGCGGGTGTTGTGGGGGCCCCCGCAGGGGCCCCCTGTTGCCGTGGCTAGCGCCACGCCGTCCAGTAGATCACGTCGCTGTCAGCAGCGCCGGTCTGGTTGGCGGGGATGGTGAAACCCTCGCCGGAAGCGCCGGAGTAGACCGTGACGCCCAGCGTGGTCGGGAACGTCAAGTCCCCGCCGTCGCTGATGAGCGCGTAGGTCCCGTCAGGCATCGCGTTGTTCCAGATCATCATCGTGTTCGCCGTCGCACCGGCGTCCACCAAGAGCAGCTCCACCCGAGTAGGCTGGAATCCGCAGATGATGTTCGCGGCAGCGTCGGCGTCCACGATCAGCTTGCCACTGGCGAACGCCGAGGTGGCCAACTCGCCACCGGGGTTCGTGTAGGTGATGTCTCCAACAGCCATTTTCTCACCTCCGTGAGCGGTTCAGGTTTACCAGCGGGCCAGGCACTCGATGCGGACCATGAAGTCGTCGTTGAGGATCGAAGCGCCCCAGCAACCCTTCCAGCCCGCAGTCGCCTTGCGGTGCAGCGGGTCGGCGTTGCCGCCCGGCTTGTTGTAGTAGGTCGCCGTCGCGCCGGCCAGCTTGACCGTGCCGAAGGCTTCCTTGGCCAGGATCAGCACGGAGTACACGTCGCCGTTGCTGCCGTTCGTCGAACGGTAGGTCGCGGCGGGCGTGGTGCCGACGTTGGCCGTGTGACCGGTGCTCGCCCAGTACTTGGCAGCCGTCGAGGTCAGGAACCTGACGTTGCGGTACTTGCCGATCTCGGTCGGGTAGGCCACGCCGCCTGAGGCGTACTTCTCGCGAGGCACCCAGTCCGTGCCGAAGCCGGACGCGGCGTTCACGAAGTCGTGCGCGACATGCGGGTGGACGATCGCCACGAAGGCCGGGCCGATGGGCTCGGTCGAGGTCTTCACGGACGCACCCATCGGGCCGTGGTAGTACTCGGCATCCTCCGCCTCCAGGACGGTGATGGCCGTATCGACGGCGGCCTTCGTGATGCAACCAGCGACAGTGCTGCGGGCGCCGACGCCAACGGTCGGCGTGGTGCCATCAGCCGTGATGCGCAGGAACGAGGTTCCGGCGTTGACCACGTCGCGGGTCACGAGGTCCTTCGTCTCCGCCGACTGCTGGGCCAGCCGCTTGGTGGCGATGGACAGCACGTTGTCCGGGTGCATGAAGTCCACGACGTCGGTGATGCCGACCCAGTCGCCGTACCAGTACACGGTGCCGAGCACGTTCGTGTACGACAGGCGCTTGCCGGTCGGGTTGACGCCTTCGAGCAGCGGCACAGCAGCCGCAGTGAGGCGCTCCCAGCGCCGCCACAGGACCTGTTCGCCGTTGCCCTGGGGCAGCGTGGTGGGCATGCCGAACTGGTCGTGAACCAGCTTCGGCGTCGCGATCGTCAGGAAGACCTTGTTGTACCAGGCGCGCGTCAGCTTGGGCATCTCCGGGGACGCCTCATTGGACGAACGCAGGCCGGCAAGGGTGTTGAGAGTCGCCATGCGACTGCTCCCTTCTTGGTTTAGCCGATCCCGTCAAGCAGGGCGTGAATCTGCTCTGCCGTCAGGGACTCGATGCGCCGGAGCTTTTCAGCCTCGCCATCGACTTCGTTGTCGCGACGGCTGGACGATCCAGCCTCGCTGTGATGCCGCGAAGCAAGGCTGCTTCCGGTGCGCCTTTTGCCTGCCGTGTCCGGCGAACCGCCGCCGACAAGGTCACGGGCGAGAATTACGGCCCCCGCCAAGCCTTCCTCGTAAAGAGCGCGTTTCTGTTCGGGCGCGTCAGCCATGGCCTTGTACAGTGCTGGCATGTTCTGCACCGTAAAGCCATCGACGTGCGCTGCGATGGCGGCGGCGATCCGCTCGTCCTTGACACGCTTCATCACCGGCTCCAGGTCGTTCAGCAGGCCGGACACTTCCTCCTTGGTGACGAGGCCGTACTTCTTGAAGTACTCCTTCGTCGCCGGAGAAAGCTCCTCGGGCTGGACGCCGTCATCGGACTCGGTGTTGTCAGGTCTGCGGTCAAGGAGCCGATTGACGAGTTCGTCGTTCCGGCGACGCTCGGCGTTAAGCTGCTCCGACAGCTCGGAGATCCTGTCGCGACGCCCCTTCGGCTCTTCCTCTTCGCCGTCTTCGCCTTTCGGCTCTGGCTCGCGGGTTGCCTCTGGTTCGTCGCCAAGACCCAGGAGCTGGTCGAGGCTGATAACGTTCCCGAGTGTGTCGTCGTCGGACTCGGCAGAAAACGACGGGATCTCCTCGGTGGTCGAGGACGCGATGTCCTCCGCGCTGGGCGCACCACTGAGGTCATCGTCGAGTTCCCCCGAAAGACGCCCCATCTCTCTCAGATCGTCGTACTTACCCATCTTCACCCTCCGTGTTTTCCGACCCGTCGGTCGAGTTTAAGGCACCAATGAGCCACGCCAGTGTGTCGCTGGCTTCCGCGCTCCTCCCGTCCCTGAATGCCCTCAACAGAGGCCACTCTGGACCGGACGGCTCTACTGGAGCGCTATTCGTCTTGGCCCTACGCTGCAGGCGGTCCAACAGGGGCTCCAGAAGCCCCATCCGGTGCGCCTGCTGCAGGAGCCGGAGGTCCTGTCGCTTCATCAATCGCCGTTCTGGTTGCGGCCAGCTGCTGCGCCTGGATCATCATCTGGTACTGCTGCAGCGCGGCCTCGTATTCTTCCTTCGACATGAGCAGGTCGTCGGCCTCGCCGAGGGCCTCCTTGAACAGCTTGCGCCACAGGTTGTCCATGCGCACGGGCGACGGCTTTCCGCTCGCCTCAGACTGCGTGGCCATCTGCAGCGTCATCATCAGCTTCTCAAGTCGCGCCTGCTTCTCGGCCATGTACTTCGACCCGGCCGAGAACACGAGCCACCCGCGCCGGATGTGCTCGGGAGAGATGTCCAGCTTCAGGACGCGCTCGTCCTGCGTGATCGAGAACTTCTGGTTGTCGTCGATGTACTGGGCGTTCAGCTCCATCGCCGCGTTCAGCGACTCGCCGATGAAGTCCAGCTCGACCTGCTCGACGTGCCCGCCCAGCTTGGTGGCGATCACGTTCGTGTTGCGTGCCGTCTTGGTGGCCGACTCCGTGTTGCCGGACCCGGTGTCGATCGACCCCGTGATACGCTCGTGACGGCGAATGCAGGCATTCAGCGACTCAAAGCCCAGGGGGACGCCCTGAAAGTTCTTCGGGATCGCGTTGAACGTCCCGACCTGCGTGACGTAGTGCCGCACTCCGGGGCCGCTGGGCTTTGCCTCTCCATCGACCAGCTGGTCCTCGACGACCTCGCACTCCGGCGAGATGATCGAGGCCACGGCGTCGATGTTCTGGTTGTGGATGGCCACAGCCGAGTCCTGCTCGTCGAGCGCCTTCTCGATAACGCCGATGCCGTAGACGCCGCCCTCGATCGTGATGAGGCGCGCGTTCTGCACCAGCGGCCGGCCGGAGAACATCGGCGACGGCTCGCAGCGGATCAGCTCGTTGTTGGCCACCGTGCAGATGTAGTTCTCGTAGAGGCCCTTCTCGCCACCTGGGCCGTTGATCTCAAAAGTGCCGTGCATCTCCTTGAGCTGGACCTTGTTCTTGCCGGTCGGCATCGTCATTCCGAGGGCCATCTTCAACAGGTGCTCGGACGAGTTGTCCTCTGACCTGTCTTCGCTGGCGATCTCCTGCACGCTGGAGAGGTTCTCGTACAGCTTGTAGCCGTCCTCTCCCGGCTTTGCCATCTGCTTCAGGTAGGCCAGCGTGCGCCACGAGCGGATGATCCGCAGGGCCGACGCCTCGTCGTTCGGGTGCTGCTCCTGAACGAAGTTGAAGATCGACGACACGCGCAGCACCGGGCCCTCAAACACGACGGACATGTCCTTCGGCGGGCGCGCTGGCTCCTTGAACGTCGGCGGCGGCGGCGGGTCCTGCCCCATCGCGCGCGACTGGATCGCGATGTCGTTGTACTCCATCATGATGTCTTCGTATTCGCGCTGGTACTGGGCCGTGTCCTTGACCCACTTCTTCATCGCGTCAACGAAGTTCCCGTAGTTCACGGCCTTGCGGACGACCCACTGCATCGTCCACGGGCAGTTGCCGAGCATGAGCAGCTGCTTCATGCCGATCTTGGCCGTCTGCTTGTACTTCCCGTGCATCATCTGGTAGCGCAGGAGATACTTCATCATCTCCGCTACCTGGTCGTCGTCCTCATTGAAGCCCTCGCGCATCGGGCGGATCTTCAGGTAGTCGTCCTGCCCGAACACGGAGTCGTAGACCTGCGGCAGCAGGGTCTCGATGGCGTCCCAGTTGAGCGCGACGTAGCGGTGGGACCGGTTGGCGTCCTTCGCGAACTGGACCCACGCCTTGTCGTGCTCGCAGAGGTACGTCATCATGCAGCGGCGCCACTTGATTTCAAGGGCCTCGCGCTCGTCCTTCATCGTGCGCCAGTTCTCGATTACGAGGTCCCTGACCTCGTTTCTCGCAGACTCAGACCGCAGGGTAATCGCCATCAGTAATTGCCTCCCGTGAGGTCTGAGCCTCTGGTGCGTGGCGCCATGTTGCGCCTCAGGGCACGACCGCGCAGCTGTTCCCGCGTGGGTACGCCGGCAGCGGCCAGCGCCCTCGTTGCGTCATAGAGGTGGTCCTCACAGCGAGTATCGACGTCCTCGGGGTTGTTCTGGTCACGCTGCAGAAGCGGGAACGTCCTGATTGTGTGGACGCAGCGGCGCATGACCTTGAACCTCGTGCGCCCGTTGGTGGACGACATGAGCCCGTGAAGGAGCTGATTCTGCTGGATGCGCGAGTACTTTCCCTTCTCCCACGGCTTCCACGACAGCGGGTTCATGTCGTGCGGGCCCTCGGACGAGAGAAGCCTGACGATCTCGCTTTTGTACCCGTGCTCGGCCCAGCACTGGTTGTCGAGCAGGCCGACCGGAACGTAGATCTCATTCATCGCCTCGAAGTTGGCGATCTTGCGCTTGACCTCTTCCGGCGACTCCTCGGTGCCGACATTCGGCGTTCCGCTCCACCCGTACAGCTCCCCGCCAATAATCAGGTCGCCGTCGTAGGCGAAGCCCCAGGTGCAGCCGTATGGGGTCTTGAATCCCCAGTCCATCGAGCGCCTGATCGGCCGCTCCTGCGGCATCGGCGCGTTGTCGATGACGTGCAGCCGCGTGTCGAACTCGGGGAAGGCGGCCCCCGCGAGGATGTTCCAGTCTCCAGTGCGCAGCGCGTGGGCCAGCACCGGGTCGTGGACTTCGTACACGCGATCCCCGTATCCGGGGTCGTTGTCCATGAGGATCTTGTTGTCCTCAAGGCGGGCCCGGATGAACACGCGCCAGTACGCGCCGCCGCTCTTCGTGGTGACGCGCAGGCCGGTGTTCTGCGGCATGGGATCAAGGAACCTTTGCTTCACCCACGCATGGCCCGGTCCACCAGGATTGCTCGCGCAGCGCATCCTGACCTTCATGCCCTTGGCCGACCGCAGTCGGCTGAACAGGTAGGTGTAACAGAATGGCGTCGGCCACTGGGTCAGCTCGTCGAACCCGATCCACGAGTACTGCTGGCCCTGGTACTTGTAAACGTCGGTGTCCTTCTCCAGAGAGCGGAACTGCAGGATGGCCCCGCTCGGGAAGTTCCACTGGTACTTGGACGCCGAGTAGCACTTGCTGCCGTACACGGGGCCGAAGATTTCGTGCGAGCGCCTGATGATGTCGTCCATGTCCGGGAAGTTGCGCCGGAACAGAACGCCGACCCAGCCAGACCCAAGTTCGCAGCCGCGCGAGTAGTCGCCGAGAAGGGCGTCTGACTTGCCCCCGCCAACAGAACCTCCGTAGAACGCCTCTAGAGCCGGGCACCTGATAAACGTGTCCTGTGGGCCCTCCTGCGGGGTCCAGATGACCGTGCTATTCGCGGTGACGGATTCTACTTCCACCACGGCCCCTTGAGCTTCGTGCTCTTCGGCTTCTGCATCGGAACGACGTACTGCCTAGTCTTCGCGGGGGCGGCACCACGACCAGACGGAACACCGACGCCCTTGGACGGACTCATCGGAAGAAGCGACTGCGGCCCACCGCTCAACTTCTTCATCATGTCCGACATGGCCGAGTGTCCGACGATCTTGGTGAGCATCAGCTCCTCGCCTCCTTGGCCGACTTGCTCTCGCCCATGTGTTCGGCCACATGGATCTCGGTTGCCCGGACGCGGCCCTCGATGTCGCTCACCAGATTGGTGATCCTCTCGACGGCCGACGACAGAACGTCAACCTTCGACTGGAGCCTCGCCACGAAGAACAGCACGCCTGCTGCCACAATCAGGAAGTCAAGCCTCAGCGTCATGTCGAAGTTCACGGGCGAGTCCTCCGCTAGTTGGTGATCGTGACTTTCTTGCCTGCAGACGGCGTCCCGTCCTCGTCGATGACGAACAGCCAGTACTCTGTGTCGTTTGGGAACGACCCGGTGTTAACCGTGATGCCGATGCTGCCAGCCGCCCACGACGAGGGAATCTGGATCTCGCGCTGCGTGCAGGCGTCATACGTCGAGGCGTTGCCGAGTTCGACGCGGGCCGTCGTGTTGTCGATGTAGATGTTGTCGAAATAGTCATACCCTGACCCGCAGTAGCTGCCGGCCCCGCAGGTGTTGTTCGGGTAGTAGTGCGAGTAGTAGTGGCCGAAAATCAGCTCGTCGAAATACTGCCCGGCGTTGACATCGGCGTCATGCGTCTTAAACGCATCGCTGTAGTCAATTCTGACTCCATTGCGCCACACGTCATACCGGCCAGCAGAGCCACCTGTCTGGTCGAACTTGAACGAGAACTGCCAGTGGTTCATGCCGTTAGTAAGGTTCGACCACGATGTGACATACTCGTTCGGCCCACCGAGGCCGTTCTTGTATGTCGGAGCGATCATGAGCGCTCCGACGTTGCACTGTCCGAGCAGGTTCAGCTGCGGCGTGTTGTTGCTTGCGCTGTTGCTCCCATACGCAAACCAGTGCTTCGAGTTTGGCGACCTTGCGTCCGCTGGGTCAACTGCGCGCCACCAGAAGTCGATATACATGTCGGTTGTCCACGCACCCGACTTCAGCACGCGGCTGCTGCCAGTCTGCCCCTCGTACCGAGACATCATTCCGAGTCCGGTATGAGCCGCTGTAGAGGAATAGATCGGCATTGACCAGGGCCCGGCGCCGTCCCCGCCTGCGGAAACAATGTTCCACCCAGTCGTTCCCGACGTAGTGGCAATGTCTGCACCCTGCGAACCTTCCTCAAAGTCGTCGTACTGCACGGGCGCGGCCGTGGCCTTCGACCCGAAGCTCGAACCCGAGATCGTCACCGTCTCGCCGTGCGACAGGGCGTCTCCGGTCACGCTGGAGATCGACGGGTCGCCGGACGGCTGGCCCACCCATGTCGTCGGTGCGCTGACCAGCGAGTAATCGGTGTAGGTGGACGGGTTGTCCTTGAACCGGACCTTGTAGTAGTAGTCGATGTCTTCTCCGGCGCTGTCGTCGAAGTACGGGTTCGCGCCGTGTGCCACGGTGGCGATCAGCGCCTGCTCTGCGGCGGTCGTTCCGCGATATACCAGTGTCGAGTCCGACCCTGTAAGTTGCGTCCAGTAGACGAAGATGCCGCCGTCACCGGGGACGGGTGAAATCGCGGGCACAGTGCTCGGGTAGTTACCAGTGGTCAGCCCCGGCCTCGGCGTGTGGAACTTCTCGGACCAGCCCGTGGCGTACAGCACCTTGGCCGTGTAGTACCAGGTGGTGTCCGGGTCGCTGTTGGCCTTCAAGTCCTCGTAGTACGCGCTGTGGTACTGGGCGTCATCCGTCACGTTGTCGCGGTACAGCACGCACGCCCCGGTGTCGGCCGAGGCGCCACGGAAAATCTGGTAGCCCGTGATGCCCACGGTGTCGGCCGGCGCGAAGGCGATTACGGCAGCGCGGCCGGCCACCGGGTAATCGGCGCGAACCGTCACGTTCGACGGAGCCGGGAACGTCGGCGGGTCGGGCTCTCCAAGCCAGCCGCCCCACACCGTGTCTGAAGGCGCCGAGATGTTGCCGTCGTCGTCGTAGGCGCGGGCGTAGTAGTAGTAGGTGTTGGCCGACAACGCCGTCGAGTCCTGGTAGGCCGAGATGGCCACGGAGTCGTAGCGGGCCGTGAACGTGCCTGGGCCGTCCCCTGTCTCCATCGCTCGGGCGATGTAGTAGCCAACGAGATCGGCGCCTCCAGAGTTGTTCCAGTCGAGATCGACGTAGTAACCGCCTCCAGCGATCTTGAGGTTCTGCGGGATTGGCGGCGCCGTGTCGTCGTGCGGCGTCAGCGGATCGCTATCGGCAGCCGATCCGACGTTCATGTTGGCGTCAACTGCGGCAACCTGATAGGTGTACTCCACGCCGTTCGTCACCGCGCTGTCAACGTACGCGTAAGCAAGGGTTCCGGTTTCCGTGACGGTAGGCAGCGACTCCATCAGGAACGCATCACAACCGTCGCACGGGTCGCGGTAGATGTTCCAGCCCCGGAAGTCGCCCGGCAGGGCGTTCGCTTCCCACGCGAGATTGACGAACCTGTCGCCACCGTAGGAGCCCTGATCGTTCATCTGGACGACCGTGGTGGGCGCTCCAACATCGGCCGGCTTCGGCCAGAAGTACGACCGCGACAGGTAGTACCCAACGTCTCCTGGCGACTTCGTGTTGTCGGTGATGACGTAGGGCCAGACAGCGTAGATCGAGTCGGCGTCGGCCGACTGTGCAGCAGTGGCCCGCTGGAGCAGCATCCTGGCCGTGTAGTTGTTCCACGTCGCTGTCAGCGTGTCGGGGTCGGCTCCGCCGTCGTCAATGTCGTATCCGAACGAGGTGCCCGGTGCGGGCAGGCGGCGCACCATCTCGGGCACTGCGCTGTTCCCGTAGCCCGTGGTCGCCAAGTTTCCCTGCGCGCACACCCAAGAATCGTTGGCCAGCGCCAAAACCTCGGACTGGTAGGCGATGCTGCTGTCTGTCTTGACCTGGAACAACTGCATGGCCGGCGCCGTCTGCGCGTGCGTCATCAGTGCGCGAACGCCGAACGCACGATCCCATGTCGTGTCAGACGCGGCGTTGCCTGGGAACCACTGATTCGGCCCCTCGATCATGTTCCCGTCTAGTCGGCTGAAGATGGCCGTGGCGTTTGCGCCTGGGCTTGTCGCCCGGCCGATGCTGCTGTTGGCTACAATGAGGCGGTTCGGCAGTCCACGCTGCGCGAACTCTCGGCGCAGGGCCGTGATAAAGTCCACCATATACGTCTGGAGCGCGGCCTTTTCCTGCGCGTCAGAACTGAACACGGTGTTGTCGTTGTCGAAATCGACGATGGTGTTCATGGGCGACGTATCGCCGGAGTTCGCGGCGTCGTAGACGGTCGTCTCCAGGTCGTACACAACGTCGTCAACGAACAGGCCGGTGTACTCGTCGCTCATGCGACTGAGGTACTGGTAGGCTTCTGCCCAGATGAAGGCCACGCTGTCGGCGGCCCCGGCGCGCATGACGTTCACATGCCACGTTGTCGGCCCCTGGTCGTAGGACTTGATGATCTGGCCATCGACGTTGCAGGCGTACCCGAGCGTGTCCGCGCCGGACGTGCCCGTGTCGCAGTACGCCTTGATCCGCTTGTATGGACTGCGGTCAGATCCCTGCCCGTCGATCCGGACCTGCCACGGGTGGACGTACTGGAGCATGATGTGGTCGCTGTTGATCGCGCGCACGGCGGACAGAAGTCCGGTGTAGGCCGGTTCGGCTGCGGCGCCCTCCATCGCAAACGGTCCCGTGACGATGGCGTCGAACGATGCGATGTCAGCGATCTCGTCAGAAGTCAGCGATGCGCCCGGATCCTGGAACCACAGCGCGTAGTACGCTGGGCGCCCCACGGAGATGATCGTTCCGGGCGTCGTGGTCATCGTGGATGACGCCACGCTTTCGTTGCCGGCGCGGTCAACTGCCGTGACGTAGTAGTTGTGCGGGCTTCCGTTGATGGCCGTGGTGTCGAAGTAGTTGGCGCTGGTGGAGGTTCCGATCTTCACGGCCGAGGCGCCGTCGAAGTAGCGGTAGACGTTGTAGTATTGAACATCCTCGGATGCCGACGCTGACCACTGGACGAACGCTGCGTTGTTGTACCCGAAGGCCAGTGAGATCGTTGGCGCGCCCGGGTCAATTACATCAGCCATTTGCGCCGTAGTGCTTGAGCGCGGAACATCAACCCACATCTTCAAGAGGTTGCTGTGGCCGCCGAGGTCATAGATGCTGTCCTGGTCGGCCGCCACGGCCTGAACCTGATTGGAGTCTGCCGTGACGCCGGCCGCCACGGAAACCTGCTCCGGCGTCAAAAACTGGGCTCCTGCCAGCCGTAGGCCAACGACATCACGATGCGGCATGATCTGGCACGAATTCAGCCGGTTGGTCAGGCCGATAAAGTAGCGGAGGTTGGCCTCGCTAACCCAGCTTGCGGTTGCATCGTCGCCTGGGTCGTACCAGTGGCCGTAGATGACGAGCGCGGCCTTGCCGTAGTTCGTGTAGTAGAGGTCTACGAAGTCGCCAAGCTCGTCGGCAATCTGCGCCTCGCTGGCGGCCGCGAGGTGGTTG